CGGGGGTCCTTGAGCGCTTCGAAAACGCTTAGGCCTTGGCCACCAATGCCATCTGCACTCGGGTTACCCCGGGTTCGCAGGCGCAAGGTTTCGCAACCTTTGCTGGCATTAAAACTGATGTTACCTAGGAGAGAAAAAGTATGACGCTCGCTTCGTACTACACAGAAGCACGGGGGAAGCAGGTTGGAGCCGGTACCTGGGATTCGGACGTCTTTGTAAAGGACACCGTAGCCAGTTTCACCGACTTCACCGTTTCCCCGTCCCCATGTGTAAATCCGGGCGATCATCACTCTCCAAATGCGTACAGTTTTCGAAAGGAGTTCTGCGAATTCCCCTCTGGGGAACAGCGGATCGTGACATCTTACACGTCACCTCCTTCTGTACACACGTCAGCTCTCTCTGGTCCTTTGGAACCCGGTACTCCTTGGGTTGCTTGGACCTGGCTTACTCCATCCGACGACGGGGCTTACAACAAGGCCCTTGGTAAGTTGGTAGATAAGCTGAGAGACTCGGAGCTCAATGTGGCCACCTCCGTCGGAGAGGCCCGTGAGACCCTTGGTATGTTGATGGGTATAGCACAGGGCGCGTCTCGCGCTTTGCGCTTGCTGCAAAAGGCGAAGAGGTCCCCAGCGGGGCGAGAGGAGCTTCGAAAACTCCTCGCGTCCTTTGGGAAGAACTACCTCCGTAATCCCTTGCAGCAGACTGGTTCCGCCTGGCTTGCCTGGTCAGTAGGGGTTGCCCCTCTACTGGCCGACATAGACAATTGGCGGAATCATGTGCTATCAGGTCGTGATCTTTCACTCCGCTTCAAACTCGACTCGCGTGCGTCGGCCTACCAGAAGGACTCAACGACCTTCCTGGTATCCGACCACGCTTGGCGAATAGAAATGGAGCACTCGCACCGCGTTGAATTTGGTGCCGAGTTTGAAATCACCAATCTGCATCAGTTTGAAAATTGGCGGGCAGGGTTGACCGCGAGGCCAACCCTGGTGTGGGAACTTACTACTCTCTCCTTTGTTGTGGATTACTTCTACAATATCGGACAGTACCTGGAGCTCTACGAGGCGTCCGTCTTAAACAACGGCGTGCGCCTCGTATCCGGGTATTGCACACATGGTACGAAAAACGAGCAGCAAAAGAGTTTGGCATTTTCGTCGCGTCAGCAGTATCCGGCCGGTCACTGGGCGGAGTGGGAGTTTACCTCCCGCTCTTACCATTGCCGACGGTCTGTAACGACTAAAGCGAGAAGCCTCATTCATTCATTGCCCGTTCCGAACCTCCCAACCCCCAAAATCCCGAAGGCGAGTACCCCGTTGTTAAATATAGCGGCCTTGCTTTCTCAATTCCTTTCGGAGAAAAAGTAGCATGATCACCAATATGTCCAACGTGGTCCTGGCTGACGCGGCTGCTACGCCCGTCAACCAGATCTTCACCCCCGCCTCGCGTGTTGCGGAAAACACCGCTCGCTGGCTCAGCAAACGGTCCGATGGCATGCTCCTGGGCGCGAAATCGCTCCAGCTGAATGTCCGCGAACCTGCTGATCCCGCGTCCGGCGTCTACCGCATCTCTGTGGCTCTCGCCGTCCCGAAGCTCGACATGACGGTGCCTACGGCACCGAAACTGACGGGCATCGGGCGCGCCAAGGCCGAGTTCCTCTTCCCGGCGAGTTACACCGCGCAGGAAAAGAAGGACCTGGTCAAGATGTTCGAGCAATGTTTCCTGCTCAATAGCGCAACTTGCCTCGCCGACAACATCGTCGACGGCAGCCTGCCCTACTAACATCTGCCACTCGGAGGTATTATGGCTTTTAAGTCTGATACACATGTTGCTTACGCTTTTCAGCGCATGTGCCAAGCCTTCAACACGCCCAGATCGTTAGCCGCCTACCTGCTCTACACGAGCGGAGAGCATCTCCAGCTTGCTAAGATGGAGATTTCGGCGAACGATTACCTTGATTCCGACTACGAACGCTTCCGGAACGACTACCTTATAACCGAGTATCTCTCGAAGTTCGAGGGACTCGATACGGGTGTCGACCGGTCTGCGATCGCCCTCCAAACCTGGCGACAGATGGAGGAGAGGTGTGGCGCCACTAACCTACGTATTCGAACACTCTATGACCGGGATGAGATCCCGGCTGCGACCCTTGACATTCTGTTTAGGGCGCAGCGAAAGATCAGGAGTTGTATCGGTGCGCGGGTGAAATGGTCCGCCATGCTTAATCGGTTCAGGTGGGGGCCCGGATCTACGGCCACGCTTCACAGCGCGGCTGCAGGACTGGACCATAAGCTCTGCGAAGAGCAAATCAGTGTCACGCATGAGGCTCTGCCGCTCTTAAGGGCGGCTATGGCAACGGACTACGCTTGGTTGCGTGCCCGCGGCCTGGAACCGTCCGGCCCCACTTCCCTCGTCAGCTCAGAGTTTCGAGTCGTCGAAGGCAGCAGGGGTGTAACGGTTCCGAAAAATGCGAAGACTGACCGGTTTATTGCTGCCGAACCATCTGGTAATGTTTTTCTCCAGCTCGGTTTTGGCGCGTACTTCCGGCAGTGCCTCACTCGCGTTGGTATAGATCTCGATGACCAGTCGGTCAATCAGGATCTTGCCCGGGACGGCTTGAACCTTGGTCTCGCGACCGTGGATCTCAAGTCTGCCTCGGATACCATCACCACGGCAGTTGTATGGCTACTTCTGCCCTACAGCTGGGCCAGCTCTCTCTCGAGGCTGCGCTCCCCCATCATGACTCTACCAGACGGCACCCGCACCTACCTTGAGAAGTTTTCAAGTATGGGAAACGGGTTCACGTTCGAACTTGAGTCACTTATCTTCTGGGCCCTAACTGAGGCCGTACGAGATAAGATGGGTGTAGCTGGACGCGTTTCTGTGTACGGTGATGACATCATCTGTCCCTCTGAGTGTGTCCCTATGCTCCGCGAGATACTAGAGTGGTGCGGCTTCGAGCTTAACAGCAAGAAAACGCATTACAACTCGGTCTTCCGTGAGAGCTGTGGCAAACACTACTTTGGAGGCAAAGATGTTTCACCGATCTATCAGAAGAAACCAACAGACACTGAGGAGGAATTTTATCGCTTCCATAATCGCCTTTTGTACCATGCTATTGACCGAGTCGGATGTACCGACCCACATCTGTTCGCTGATGATGCGTTCAGATGGGTCGGCGATCTTGCCCGGTCATACCGCAGGGGCGGAGGGCGTCCTGGATTCGCGATACCTCTTATGTCTGTCGACCGTCGACTTGATGGGGGACTTTGCACAGACGTGCGTAGTCTTAACCATCGTGTTGGCGGCGGTTTCCGCCGTGTCTCTACTTTGGCTCGCGTATTCAAACCACACGAGCGAACGGTAGATCACGGCATCGCGTTTGCCTTCCTTCACCGGTTCAAACCGGTCGTTGCGAAGGCGTTTTGGTGGCCTGGGGTCATTGAGGAGCCACTGCCCTTCAAAGGCGTGGTGACTGAGAGACTCCAGGGACGGTGGGTGGTTAGAAGAACCTACTTTCCCGAAGCGCGTGAACTGCGTTGGATTAAGCTCTAGAGCTTAGTTCAGCGATGGGGGTTCTAACAAAAACCTTAAAAGGTCCTAATGCGCAAGCAC